GACCTGATTGTAATACAGATGTAGAATATCCTGCAAATACGTTTACGATTGAAGTTAAATCCAAATTTGAAGTTGTACCATGTGAAGATCCTGTTCCAGCTGAATTTACATGTTCAACATTTACTGTGACAGGTAATGATACAGTTACTCTAACAAACGGCACGATTACTATTACGATGAACGGTAGTGCTTTATCAATTAGTGGCGCAACAGGTACACTGGATTTAGGAGCATTAAATATTACTACAACTGGTGATATAACAGCTGGTGGTAAGAGTCTTAAAACTCATATACATAGTTCTGGTACATTATCTGGTACTGCAAATGGTGAACCTGTAAGCATCAGTGGTAACACATCTCAGCCAAGTTAATAAATAACAATTAAAAGAGAAAACAATGGGCGTTAAGACAGCAAAAGGATACGAAGAATATCAAAATTCGGCAAAGAACCGAGATTTGTTTAGCGACTTTAATCAATCATTTTTACCTCACCCAAACACCGGCCAAATTATTCGTAAAACAAATGTTGATGCTGTAAAGATGTCATTACGTAATCTGGTGTTGACTAATAAATATGAAAGGTTAAGAAATCCAAGTTTTGGTGGAAATGTCCGCAGATGGTTATTCGAACCATCTACTGATTTAGAAGGTATTACTCGCGAAATCGAAAGACATATCAAAGAAATAGTTAGAAATAACGAGCCTCGAGTACGTTTACTTGAGGTCAGAGCTACGGGCGATAATGATCAAAATATGGTAAATGTGTATATACAGTTTAGTATCGTAACATCAGAACGAGACGAAGATCTCAATATCACGCTATACAGAGTAAGATAAAATGGCTATTACAAGCAACGATCTCACAACACTTGATTTCGAAACAGTCAAAGATAATTTAAAGACTTATCTAAAAGGTCAAGATTTATTTAAAGACTATGACTTTGAAGCATCGAATATTAGTGTATTGCTGGACATTCTTGCATATAATACGAATCTTAACGGTTTCTATTTAAACATGATTGCAAATGAGATGTTCCTCGATTCTGCTATGCTTCGAGACTCTATTATATCACACGCAAAAGAACTCAACTATTTGCCAAGATCATTTAGATCAGCACAAGCAACTATTAAAATAACGTTGAGTGATACATCCGATAATTCTACTGTATTGATTCCACGCGGTACTACATTTACAGGCAGATCTAATAATAAGAATTTTACGTTTACTACTGCTGAAAACGTTCAAGCAGGAAGTACAGCTGTTGCTAATCAGTTTGTAGCTAATAATGTAACTATATACGAAGGAGATTACGTACAAGATACGTATGTCACTGATAATAGTTCTCAACCTCGTTTTCTTATCACAAACAAAACAGTCGATACAAATAGTTTAAAGGTAATTGTAATCGAAGATAATGGCGCAGTAACATTGACATACGAAAGACGTGATTCTCTTTTTGGAATTGGCGCAACTGATCAAGTATTCTTTATACAAGCTGCCGAAAATGATACGTATGAAATTTTATTTGGTGATGGTGTTATAGGTAGACAACCTAAGAACAACTCTATTGTACTTATTGAGTATCGTGCTTGCAACGGCGAATTGCCAAATGGTCTTCAAGTGTTTACTGCTGACGATGATGTTGGTTCTGCGACGGTAAGCTCTGTTGAGACAGTGTCAAAAGCATCAGGCGGTTCTATTCCTGAAACACTTGAATCGATTAAGTTTAATGCACCGCGAGCATTTACAACTCAAGAGCGTGTTGTAACTGCACAAGATTATGCTACATTACTCAAAGCAAACTTTTCAGAAATCAATGACGTAGCTGCATTTGGTGGAGAAGAATTTGATCCACCTCAATTTGGAAAAGTTATTGTATCTGTAGATTTAAAGAATACAGATTTATTGCCGGATAGTTATCGAGAAAAATACAGATCATTTATTGCACCTCGCAGCCCCTTGTCAATCGATCCAGTCTTTGTGAAACCCGAATATCTGTACTTGTCAATTGATACGAAAGTTAAATATGACATTTCACAGACTTCATTGGGTGTTGATGACATTAAGAGTCTTGTTGTATCATCTATTCAAGCATTTAACGAAAATAATTTAAATGGTTTTAATAAGACGATGCGATACAGTAAAATGATCGCAGCGATTGATGGTTCGCAAAATGCAATCATCAGTAATGACACAATTGTAAAGGCAACTCAATATCTGCCTCTCGTAATCGGTGAGAGACAATCATACAAACTTGATTTTGCAATGACACTCAACGATACATTCGGTCATAGAATTAAAGAACAAAAAGTAAATGAATCTACTACTGTTAAATCAGGTAAGTTTAGTTTTAATGGATTGACTTCAAATATTGCTGATGACGGTAAAGGAGCATTGGTTGTTGTTTGTGAACCAGATGGTGGCGGTGATGCAATAGTATTAGCAACTGTTGGTAGTATCGATTATAATTTAGGCGTTTTGATTTTGGATGATTTTGCTACATCTGATCAACAATCTCAATTGAAGTTTACTGTAGTACCAAAAGAACGAGATATACCATCAATCAAAACATCCATTCTTCGAGTACTTGACGAAGATATTGTTGTACAAGTCGAACAGGTACGATTAAGTGGCTAGAGACCTCACGAAGGACATATCACAGCTTGTAAAGAACCAATTCCCATCATTCTATCATGATGAAGGGGAAATGTTCATTGCTTTTGTAAAAGCATATTATGAGTGGTTAGAATCTAATAATCAAGCTTTGTACCATAGCAGGCGTTTGACCGAATACAAAGATATCGATAAAACAATCGATGATTTTATCATTGACTTTAAAAACAAATATCTTTCTGATGTACAGTTCAACGTTGCTACTAATAAAAGATTGTTTGTTAAGAACGCATTAGAATTTTATCGTGCGAAAGGTTCACCACGAGCTGTTGATCTTTTCTTTAAATTAATCTATGGACTAGAAGCAAGAGTATATGAGCCATCGCGAGATCTGTTTAGACTTTCGGATAATGAATGGACAAACGAACGTTACTTAGAACTTCTACCTTCTGATAAAAACTTAAATTTTGTAGGAAAACAAATCTTCGGTTCAATTTCAGGTGCAACTGCATTTGCTGAAAAACTTGTTCGAGTTAAAACTGGTACTAAATTCGTTGAAGTATTATATCTGTCTGGATTATCAGATAACTTTATTACAAACGAATTAATATTCGCTTATGATATTGATCAAAGTTTAACAGACGAATTTAGAAATGAGGTAGTTGGATCCCTCACACATTTTACTATTACATCTTCTGATGCCAATTTTAAAGTTGGTGAAAGATTGTATGTTAAAACTGGCTCTGGCAAAAAAGCTCAAGTAATTGTTGCGGCTGTTCAAAATGCGGTTGGTGTTGTTAGCTTTAACTTTATAGATGGAGGTTGGGGTTTTTCTACAAATGCACAAGTTATTGGATCTGAAAAGACACTTACATTAGATGATGTAAGATTTACTAACAACGGTTATTTTTATCATAATTTTCCCTTTGAGCAGTTTACGACAGCTAAACAAGATCTCATACAGATTAATCTCGAAACGACTAACACAGCGTCAACAACTGCCGCTCTCGCCCTCAATACAGGAACAAATCTCTTTGCTACAATAGGTGATGTGAATGGCGCTCGTACTGTATGGGAAGGTATTTTGGTTGATAAGAGTATTCCTAACTCGACTCTTACTATCAACTATACCAAATCTTCATATACTAATAATTTGACAGACGATGGCAGACCAATTAGTGGCAATAACGAGATTACATTCTTATATTCAGGTATAGATCCAGAATACTACAACAGTGCGATTAATAATGTTACAGGCGATGGTAGCGACTTCTTTAAACGAGAACTCCACGTAAATGGTGTAAGGATTATGGGTGCTGGCACTGTTGGTGGACAAACAGCAGTACCAGATGCTTGGTTAGAAAAAGTTGGTCGTATGTTCGAACTGTTTACAGATCCTACCGGTACTGATATTAATGAATCTGCACAAAGAACTGTAATTAAAACATTAAACGGAGATAACGGTACTTATCATGCTGGACTACCAACTCTACAGAGAGTAGCAAGAGGTGCTGGTGCAGACTATAGCACAAACTTCTTGACCGACCCGGGTATTATATTTTGGAATTTAACAAACTTATTTGATACTCACGTACACAACGACATGGTGTGGTATCTAAACTCAACGGGCAGTGGGTATGGAGTCGGCGAAGATGATGCACAAGAAGTTATTGAACACGTTTTCCACACACTGCACATGCACGGTCTTAATGCAGTATCATTAAAGTTGTATCCGCAGACAAGTGCAGACTGGAATTCAGGTCCATTATATAATGCAATGGTAGAAGCATACGATGGCGGATTTTGGGACTCATCCGGATATGGTGGAGCAAACTTTAAGACTGATCCAGATGCATTTGAAGTTGCGGCAAAAGAATATTTGTATTTGTTAAACTTCTGTATGTTTGACTACTCTGACTTGTGGGACGGTGATAGTCTTGCTCCTGAGTGGTCTGATACTGTTAAGACTCCAGCAGGTATACAAGCAAATTTACCGCTAGGTTACGCATTACACAACACATACATTGCTCCTGTTATTAGTAAGCCATCACTCGCTACTATTAATAGCATATTCCAAGATGGCAATACTCCATTACAAGACGATCCAAGTTTGGCGGGTGCGTCAGGATATGTTGTTGACGTTGTAAGTAGTAACAATGTTTTTGAGATAGATGTAACAAATACAAATAGCACTGACGTTTCTATTGAAGCGAATGTAATTGCTACGTCTAATACATGTACGATACGATATACAACTTCAGACAGTGATAAAAACATTTTAGCTGGTGAACAATTCTATCAAAATGATCCAGTTTACGGTCATCGATTTGCTGAAGCAACAGTATTAGCTACGGCAGCAAATAATGATGGTACACACGTTGATTTAAGAATGGACAGAGGTTATTTTAGAACTAATGTTACAATGAATCGTGTTAGAAATGTAAATGGTGTAACTGATATAGATTACACGATTACTAGAATGTCGAATGTAACTATTGGTTTTACTTCATATAGTGGCGGAGAGTTAAACTTTAGACAGCTCGCTAATACGTATACATCAAATACTGAGCTCGGAACTTATGGTCCAGGGTTGGCAAATAATGTTATTGGTGCGTCTACTGCAACAGCTACATTCAGAGCATCATCTTTTGATAATCTTGAAGGTCATACTGTCATTAAAACAACTGACAGAGAAGGAGATTTACAAGAAATTTCTGATATTGGTTTAACGACTGTTATTGATGAAGTTGCAAACGTAGACATTGGTGATCCTACTGGTTCTCTTTTCGAATGGATTCATAGTGGAAATACAATTAATTATAGTACCACAACGCTTAATGATGCACTCAACTACACAGAATCAACTATAGAGCTAGGTGAAATTGCAACGTTTGTTACAACATCTCCTGGTGAAGGATATGGAACAGATCCTTTATTCATAGTATATGAACCAACAATGTATCACGCAGAACGATATGACTTTTATATTAGATATAAAGAGGAAGAAGTAGAAAAGACTTATACAATCGGTGAAAAACTCAAAGTTGGTGATAATGAATTTGGTAAAATCTTTGCGGTTGATCTAGTTACGCGAGAATTGTATGCTACTCGATTACATTTAACACAGACTTCGAATACTGGATTATCTGAGAATTTGTGGACAACAGAAGATCCACGAATAGGTCAAACGATGACTGGTTTGACAAATGGAGATTCGGCAATTATCGAAGTTATTGATGAAGTAAGATGGTTGCCAAGATCAGGATTAAATACTGATGTCGAAGCAACAGCGCTATCGGGTTCTGGTTTTATTACTGATCTTACTATTCTTGATTCTGGTTTTGGTTATGAAGGCAAAAGAAAAGACACAACGATCAATGCTTATGTTAAAGGCGAAGAGATGACTCTCGCGTCGTTTGAAGATCCTGATAAAACAGCCCAAGTAATGGGTTTTAATCTTTCAAATGGTGTGGCGCCTGGTACACATCCAAATCGTAGGTCTTTCCTCAGTTCGGATAAATACATACACGACAATGATTTTTATCAAGAGTATTCATATCAAGTTTTAACTGCACTTCCTTTTAGTAAATATAAAAATACTCTTGTTGATGTATTACACCTTGCTGGTAGTAAACCATTTGGTGGATATGTAGGTACATCAGAAATTAAACTCAATATTACGACGACAGAAACATCAGCACAATTTAATATACGAAATTTTGGTGTATTTGTCAACGAAAACACTTTCTATAGTGCTAATGTAGCGTAGAGACTAAAATGGCAAAGAAATTAGTACCATCAGATTTTAAAACACATCTCATCAATCAGATTATCGAGTCTGTGACTGAGCGGGCAAATACTGCCTACTACGCTTATGTTGGAGATCATGAGACTGTTGCATCATCTGAAGAAGAAATTAATCAACCTACAGAAACATTTAGAAATACGAATACTAATGTATATCGTAATATGATTTTTGGTAAAAGAATTACTGCGCAAGACATGTCGTTCGTCATTAATAGGACTAACTGGATATCTGGTACAACATACGCAATGTACGATGATCAGAAAATCGATATTCAAGAAACAAATTTCTATGTAATGGTAGATGAAAATTCATTTAAGCACGTATATAAGTGTCTTTATAATAACAACGATGCGCCAAGTACAGACAAACCACTTTTTAAAAATGCCAAATATGAAGCAGATTTGTTTTCATCTGGAGATGATTACTACGAAACATCGGATGGCTATCAGTGGAAATACATGTATAGTATCACTTCTAGTACATTTGATAAATTTGCAACTGAAAAATATATACCTGTCGTATCTAATACTGCCGTCGAAACAAATGCTCAAGAAGGTGCTATCGACGTTATTAAAGTAGTAGATTCAGGCAAAAATTACGAAAACCATTTAAAGAGTCAGTTTTTAAGAGCTGATATTGGTCGTATTACTCGTACATTAATAGAAGGCGATGCGATCGAAGCAGATCCCGCTGATTCTACGGGTGCTAGCCACTTTGATCCTACTAAAGCATCTTTGTGTTATCGTATTGCTCCTACAGTAGATAGTCGAGATATGACTACTGACTTTTACGCTAATACTATCATTTATCTTACAAATGGTACAGGTGAAGGACAGTATAAAAAAATAGACAAGTCTTCGTATGTTTCCGAAGTTGGAGGTGTTGTTGTTCAATTACAAGAGCAATTTAATACTCTTCCTGACGAAACGACAACATACGAGATCTCACCATTTGTACAAATAATTGGCGATGGAAACCAAACAGTTAATGCTGTAGCTCGAGCAATCATTAATGCTAACGCTTCTGATAGTGTACATAAGATTGAAATGTTAGATACAGGAGCAGATTATTCTTTTGCAACAGCATCTGTTCTCGCAGGTAATCCACGCACAGTAGATGGCACTGCTATTGATATACAACAAGCAACTATACGACCTATTTTGTCACCACAAGGTGGCCATGGTGCTAACACAATTATTGAATTCGGCGCTAAGAGATTATCTTTTTATATGAAGTTCGATGGTGGGGAATCAAACCTTGTCGAACCAACAAATACATTCTCTCAATTTGGTATTGTTCGTGATCCTAAATTTGCTAATGTTGCTATCTACACAGAAAATAGAACAGGCGAATTTATTGAAAATGAAAGAGTATTGCAATTTACAAAATTAATTATTGGTTCAGATGCAAGATTTACTAGTAATTCTGCCCTTGGTGCTTCTGTACAAGATACAACTACAACTGTTGATGCGCTGTATGATCAACATTTTACTGTAGGTGATTATATCTTTATGACAAAGACAGGCACCGCAGAAAAACATTTTTTAACAACTGTTGCGACTGGATCAACAGGAAATACAATTAATCTTGCAGAAGCTCCTCCATGGGCAGCCACTGAAACAAGATCAACCGCAGATGTAACAGTATATTATATACATAAAGAAGCCGAAGGTATAGTTAAAAGCGCTGCACCGATTGGTGGTAATCCAGCTATACTTCTTAATCAATGTGATCCTGAATTTAAAAAGGATCATATGATCTACGGAAACACTAGTAGAAATATTGCGACGGTGAAAGGAGTTGATATAAATAATAGGATAGGTGATGTTGAAGCAGATTTTCAATTTGCAGATTTTAATCAAATGACAAAAATCACTGCATCATCTTTGACAGGTACATTTGTAGAAGACGAGACTATAACACAGGGTACAAACGCAACGGGCCAATTACATTCAGTAGCTACTGAAGGTGGTGGTACCACAATTAGTATGACTAACATTACAGGGGCATTTGCAACTGTAGGTCAACTAGTAGGTCAAGTCAGCGGAGCAATATTAAACCAAACCGGTGATAATGCTCTAGATATTCAATACGGGGATTTAGATCCCAATACCGGTGCAATTCTCTATCTACAAAACGATATTCCAGTCGATAGAGACGATGATCAAACCGAAGAAATAAGAGTAATCTTGGAGTTCTAAGTAATGCCATTAAATACAAACCTATCATCTTCGCCTTACTTTGATGATTTTGACAGATCAGATAATTATTATCGTATTCTGTTCAAACCTGCAACTGCAGTTCAGGTAAGGGAAGTTAACCAGCTTCAAACGCTGTTACAGGATCAGATCGAACAATTTGGCGATCATATTCTAAAAGCTGGTACTATCTTAGAAGGATGTCAGTTCACTTATTTGAACTCAATGGCATTTGTTAAGATTACTGATAACTCAATTGACGGTAAGGCGATCAATTTAGAAGCTATCAATGGTCTAAGCGCAAACGGTCAAACATCATTTAAAATTGGTAGAATTACTCACGTCGAAGATGGTTTCGAAAATGATGTTTCAGGTAATTTAAAAACTCTGTACTTAGATTACGACGACGATACTAATAATTCGGGACAAAAAGACGAATTCCAAGCTGGTGAAGAAATACGAATCTTCGCTCGCGATGACCGCTTGTATGATATTGATGTTGCTAATAACTCAAGCGGTGCACTCGTATTCTCTAACAATGATGTGGTTGTTATTACAGCGGCAATTGAAATTGCTGGTACTGTAACAGGTACTGCAGCAGATTTAGCCAATACATTCGCGCAAGGTGATACGGTCACTGGCACATTTAGTGGTAGAACAATTGATATGGAAGTATTGTTTGCAGCTAATCCTGCAACAGATGCTACTGATGATGAAACACTTATTCTTCGATTGAAGCCAAAAACTACGAAGCAATCGGGCAATAGTATCGATGTTAAATCATGGGACATTCGTCTAGACGATGTACTGACACATACCGAAGGCGGTCAAGAATTTAAAATTCTTAAATTTGTTGGTGAGGGTGCAACTGGTTCTGTTACTACATCTTCGCAGGGACAGCTATTAAGCGCTAACATCACGCGTGGTGGTGAAGGCTATAGTGTACTACCACATATTAGCTTATATTCTCAGGGGTCTTCATCTGCTCAGCTCAATGTATTGACTATGAATGCTGAGAACTGGTTGATCAAACTTCAAGCAGCTCAAGTTTCTGACACCGTTGGTTTTGGTTTTGGTGTAGAAGTATCAAGCGGTAAGATATATCAGAAAGGATTGTTCCTTAATGCAGATCAACAGTTTATCATGGTTGATAAGTATTCGAACACACCTTCTGATCTTTCTATTGGCTTCGATAGTACAGAATCTGTAGTAAATGTCTTTACTGATTCATCACTATATGATAATGCTCAAGGCTTCTTGAACCAATCTGCTCCCGGTGCTGATCGACTGAAAGTATCACCAGCCCTTGTTGTTAAGACAGCTACTGAAGAAGCTACAGCTGGTAACTTCTTCCCGCTTGTACGCTTCTCAGAAGGCAAACCGTATCAACAGAATAAACTAACTCAGTACAATAAGCTTGGTGATATGATTGCTCAGCGTACGTACGAAGAGTCAGGCAACTATGTACTCGACGAGTTTAATGCTGTATCAAGATCAACACTTGATTTCTCCGAATCTAATACTACATTTAGTTATGTGATAGATCCAGGTCATGCGTATGTAAACGGTTATCGTGTTAAAACCGAAACAAACTTTGTTAAAGACGTTTCAAAAGCAATTGAAACTATTTCAGAAACTGGCCAAGGTCAAGATTTAGTATTCGATCAATATTTCGAAGTACATGATTTAGCTGGTCCATTTAACTTTAGTACAGGCGAAGAAATTAGTCTTCGCAATACAGCAGCTGATTATATTCTTGACTACGATCATGATACTTCAGATGTAACAAGTTCACTCGGTGGTACTGAAATTGGTACTGCAAAAATTAGAGGCATTCAATTCGGTGTAGGTACAAAAGGTACCACTACCGGTGTATATAAGATACACGTCTTTGATATACGAATGAGCAAAGGCAAGAGCATCCGCGATGTCAAATCTATCTACGCTTCAAATGGTGGTGGTGAAGACGGTATCGCAGATGTCTGTTTGATCCTTGATAACGCAAAGACTCTGCGCGGTCTTGTATCAACTGCTGATCAAAGTGCAGACGGCACATACGATCCAGTTGCGCGCGAAGAAATCGGTCGCATCGTTGGTCCTGAAAGATCCGATCTTATCATGGACTTTGGCTATCCAGTCAAAACAATTAGTAATTACAAGTACGTATATAGTACTACTCTTACAAATGCTGCTGTAGCAGCAAACGGTCAAATTACTGTCCCTGCTGAAGGTAGTTCTGGTCCAACTGCAAATACTATTTTCCCATACATTGGCACACTCACTACAGCCGAAGAAAACGAAGTCATCGTAATACCAAATCAAGATATAACTGCGTCATCTCCAACATATACAGGTGCAAGTTGTACGACTGCTGCGGCTACAGCGGATGATCATTATACAGTTACAATATCAGGTGCTACACCTACTGCAGCATTACTCACTGACTTTAGAGTTGGTGATTGGATTACAGAAAGCGCAAATAGTGGTGTAGCACAAATTACTGCTATCGCTGGTCAAAATAAAATGACAGTGCGTACACGATCAGGAGCATTTGGCCCTATCGGTACTAGTACGACTAACATCTCTCGATTCTTCCCGAAAGATATGCCGGTGCCAACTGGTACAAGAACAGGTGTAGGAGCGACAGATCAATACGCTCAGGTTACAGCTGATCGAAGAACGATGTTTGTTAACCTCGGTGTTGCTGTAGCCGCTGGTAATAAGTTTACTGTATTCTTTAATCAAGAACTTAATAATACTAAATCCGCTCTTACATCACGACGTAAGCGTTATGTTAAGTTAACGACGAGCGGTACTTGGCCTGCAATTGGTAAATGTCTGGGTTTATCTGGTGTTTATCGTCTCCATGCTGTATACAATGGAACAACTACTTCAGATGCTAATATTACCAACGAGTTTGAATGCGATGCAAATCAAAACGGCAGTTATTTTGGTCTTGCATATCTAATAAGACGAAATATTACTAATCCTGCAACGCTAGCGGCAACTATACTTGTTGAAGTAGATTATCTTACAGATAACTGTGATCATGGTCTAAAAACTATTGATTCATATAATATTGACGATTCACTTGAATTAGCAGATCTGCGAAATACTACAACAATGCACACCTTAGAAGTTCCAGAATTGATAACTGATAAGGGTAATTATTACGATCTAAGAGAATGTGCCGACTTCAGGCCTTTTGCAGATAAAACAGCTGCTGATGCAACGAGTCCAGGGTCCGCAACAATTGACCCGACATCAACAGTCACTTTTACAGATTATAGTGTATTTAAATATCCAAAACCCGAAGGTGACTTTGAATACGACATAACTTATTATAAAGGTCGAACCGATGAGATTGCTGTCAAAGATGATGGCACGTTTGAATTTATTCTTGACTCATCAGATACAAACCAAGATGCCAATCCTAATAAGTTGAATTTGTATAAGTGTAATGTACCACCTTATCCAACTTTGCCTGAAGTTCCATCTTCAGAAATGAAGGATATTTACGAGAAAAATCTTATTAATAACGGCTCGTTAGGTCAACGTATTTCTAGGTATACTGTTGGTATTGTGGCTATTGATCCACAAGTCAAAACTTATACAATGCACGAGATTAGTCGACTTGAACAAAGAATTGAGGCTCTTGAATACAATCAAAATATTAGTGAGCTCGAACAATCAGTTATTTCAAAATCTATTCCATCTTCTACTGATTCAACAGTTGAAAGATTTAAGTTTGGATTCTTTGTAGATAATTTCGAGAATGCTTCTCTTTCAGATATTGGTGCAGATTATTATGATGCATCTATCTATGAGTATACACTACAGCCAGATCGAGCATCTCTTAATATCGATTATGAAATTGCTACAGTATCATCTAAGTTTAGAGAAGGCAATGTAATTACATTCCCTCACACTCGTAAGTTGCTTGTGTCACAAGAAACTGCAACTTATGCACCATTTGTTGAAGTACCAGAAACACAGATTATTGAAAATTGTGATTTCGAAACAAATAGAAATCAAAAAAATGCTGGTGATAGTACTGGTACATATAGCAAACTGCAAAAAGTCTGGGAAGAATTTACATTTATTGCTGCCAACGAAGATGACGGTACTCAAAGAAATATTGAGCTAAAGTTCTATAATCCAAATCGTGGTATTATTTACGAAATTATTCAAAGCACAAAGCCACCTACAAGAAATACTACCGAAGTTGGTACGACAGTACACACGCCGACATCTACTAGTGTTTCTGCAATGACATCAGCTGAAACAATTCCACTGTATCAAAAACTATATCCAGTAAAGAATTCAAAAAATAGAGTTTTGCCTTTTGCTACTAATCCTTGGTTCGAACCACTCACTGGACCAAATAATGTAAGTATTACAATAACTGGTTCGCCTGTTAATTATAAGTCATATCAGGGTGCAGGTAAAATTAGTATTCCTTACGATTACACAAAAGGTCGCTATATTACTGTACGAGTTCATAAAGGACCGGGCGGCAATGTATTTAACTTCGAGATTTGTTATCCTGCAATCTCTGATGTAGATTCTATCTACGATGCTGGTCAACAAAATGTAAATACACGGCCGGCACCTTGCCCGAAAGGTCAGTTTAAGTATCAACGTTGTGTTGGATCTAATTTATATGTTTATGGTTGTGACGGAAACTATGGAACACAGGTAAATCGCATTATACGAAATTCACCTAAGTGTTATATTCCTGTACCTCCAAGCCCGCCGACTCCTATAAAGACATGTCCAAGAGCTGGCACATTCTATAGATCTACGTGTGTAGGATCAAGTCAGAGAACATACACATATACAGGTGCAACAGGTTCTGGACCTGGTGGATGCCGAGTTACTGTATCAGATACAGTAATTTGTTCTAAGTCTTGTGGTTGTAGGCCAAAGCCGCCGCCCGTCGTTATTAAGTGTCCTCCTCCACCTCCGCCTGTAGTACCACCCGATGATGGTTGTACCTCAACTACTGGGCCGAATTGTAATATCGAAGTGGAACCGCCTAAGCCGCCTCCACCCAAGCCGCCTGCTCCACCACCCAAGCCGCCGGCACCGCCAAAGACACCACCGTTGCCACCGCCCCCACCGGTGCCACCACCTTTGCCACCCATTCCGGCATTTATACCGCCGTTTATGATTCCGCCTCCGAAGCCGCCGATCGTGCCGCCGCCTCCTCCTGCGCCGCCGCCTCCGCCGCCTCCTCCGCCAAAACCACCAAAGAAACCACTTGGTGGTGGTGGATGTGTCGCAGTCGATTCGTTCGTGCCAATGATAACAGAAGGCCAAACGCGAGCTTGGCAGATGTTACCAGGATCAGCGATTATGCTTGCAGACGAAAATCTCAATGTCATGAATGGTACTGTAATACGTGTAAGAAATCAGACGGAACCATGTGTCAGAATTACGACAGAAGCTGGTATCAGTCTTGTTTGTTCGCACACAGCACCAATATTGACCGGAGAGAAGACTTACGTCAATGCGCCTGAAGTAATCGGAAAGCAAGTTGCAGTAATGATCAATGGCGAAACATCATTCGACAATGTAGTGAGTGTTGAAGATCTTGGCGAAAGAGAAGTTAGACCGCTTTACGCTGGAGATCAAAACTTCTGGGCCGGTGAAACTGAAGCTGGTTACATATTACACCACAATATGTTCTTCGGAAGCTTCGGTAGAGCTATGTTTAGTATTAAGAAGTATTAATATGATACACGAAAGAGCAAACGAATCATTTGGTTTTAAAGAATTATTGTACTGTAATGGTGTATTGAGGGCGACTAGGTATCCACACGCGTCAGAAGATGCTGCGGTTGCTAAGTCGACACTCAATACTTATTTTCCAGAGTACAATTCTATGGTTAGTAAATACAATCATAATGTAATTGGATCTGGGACCGCATGGCGAGAACCTTATGGTACTGGTACAATGATAACGTTGTATATAACAGAACAGCCAGAGGAGAGTGTAACAACTCAATGGAATGTAGATACTAATCTTGATTATTGTAGATGGTACGGATATAAGTTTTTAATTGGCGATCCACATGAAATAAAGTTAAAAATACCATTTTATGATGAAGAAGGATATTATGATCAACCGACTTTTCCAGTAAATGTACAACACTACTCTAACGTTTACAATTCTGATGGTACACTTTGGAATAAACGAGAAGCTTTTATGTATAAAGGCGGCTATCAAGTAGTTACACAATATTGTGAAGAGCATGGTTTAAATGTTCCTTGGGGCAATATAACCGGTTTAAACTTTAGACAATGGTCAGTCGTATATGACTCTGATACATTAGTGCCTGAAATGGTAAAATGTTATGTATACGAGTGAAGAAGCGGCTGCGCTCTTAAAAAAAGACATTGAATTGTTAACCAAGAAATTTTGGGAAACAATCGAGAAAGAAAACGAATTACGTAATAGGAATATAGGTAAAACACATGTCGAGAAGAGGACACGGTAGAGGATCGGCTGGACCAGCGCGACGTCTTCCAAAAAGCATTAATAGGATTCGGCCAAAAACCGACAGTATTTTTAAAATGCCTCGCAACAATCCGTTTGGCATTGGACCTTTTGTACTGCCTAAAAAAGTAAAGCCTATTGCTATCAATGCAAGAGGTTTGAAGCCTAATACCGCATATAAAGTCATGCTTGATAATAGACCTGGAGATGACTTCGAAGATATTACCGATACTGTTAGGTGTGAAGGTACATCAATAAAACCAAACCCACGACCCAAAGTTCCAATTGGGTCGGGTGGTGGTAAAGGTTGTTATACATCTGTAAAAACCGACAAAAAAGGTAATTTAAATATTACATGTCGGCCATTTGGCTCAGAAGAAAATACTAAGAGAACACTTACTCGACCACCATTATTTTCAAAACTATGGAAATATTGGCATACACGTAATAGTAATGTCGATAGAGGTCGCGATCGAATTAAATTAATTCAGGCAAGTGCCGTAGAAAATCCTACATCTAATGCTCGTGTTAAAAGATTAAAGAAATCTGTTACACATCAAAGTCTACCTTCTGGTAAAAAAACAACAAGACCGCAAAAAGCACCTGAAAAATATTTACCACCTTCAGTAATTGCACCAGTTGTTATTAAAAAACCAGCAAAGATTATTAAAATCGTTGAAGAGGAAGTACTTACAGATCTTTATCAAACATTTTACTTAGATGCATCATCAGTAGATGGCTCTGATACTGTAGATTTGCTGGATATTACATTATATGTAAGATCAAAGCCTAAGTTTAAGGCGAATGTATCTGGTGCTGAAGGACCTGGTATTAATATCTGTCTAATTGATTGCGAGTCAGACGGCACACCAATTATTAATCAAAAGTATGCAGATTCAGTCGTAGATCTAAATTATTATCAAGTAAAAGCATCACCGCTAGCAACTGCAGGTACTGTATTTAAATTTGATAATCCTCTTACGGTTCGAACAAATCGATACTATGCGATCGCAGTTTTCCTTGAAGATCAAGGATATGTACTCTGGGATAATAGAAAAGGTGACCTTACACTCGTTGATGGTGGAAAAACCGAAGAGCGATCACAAGGCAGTTCCAAAGGACATAAAGGTGATGTATTCTATTATAACGATGAGAATGGCAAAAAGAAAAAGAGTCGGCCGCAATGGGTGCCAAAAAATGATCTTGATCTAAAATTTGATGTGCATTGTGCTGAATACACTGTAGATGATGTTACAGTAAAACTCGTCAATAAGCCGTATGAATTCTTTAATCTGTCTAGTGTATCAGGACAAGATTGGGATCCAGGCGAAAATGTATATAAGCAACAAGCAAATTCAGTTGGTACGATCGCTATTAGTGCAGGATCAACTAAAATTACTGGAACAGGCACAGACTTTACTTCTTTAACAGAAGGTCAAACAATTGTTTTAATAGACTCTACTGATACTAAAATTCAAGAAGTGTTTACAGTAGATCGATCGATTGGTGGTAGTGCTACTATTCTATATGTTCATGAAGAGTCCGAATTTGCTATTAGCGGTAATTATCAAGTGACGGTATCAGGACAATTAGAATATTTTGATTATTACTTTAACAGTATTCGACTCGAAAATTCTACTGTAAATTATGATCACTATACTAACGCTAATTCATCTATCAGCAATACTCTTATATTCCAAGTTGGTGACACAATTGTCGGTACAGAATCTGGAATGACTGCACAGATTTCATCATACAATGAATTAAATGTATCGGTTTTCAGAGCTGATATGAATGCTAATGTGCCTCCTCAATTCAAAACGACTACGAAATACAATATGTCGTATGAGGATACTACACCTGGTATTTACTTCTTAAGTACTGATGACAAGCAATTCTTTATGAACGCACCGAATCATATACAAGGATATGCTGGAAATATTCTTAGTGCGTCTCAAGAAATAGATCAAACAGACTCTGCCATAATAGCAAATCAAAGCAGATCATCTGAAATTGAAATTACATATTCTTATACTGGTGCAAATACTCGTTGTTACGCTTGTCCTACTCTTAGTCTAGATGAGCTAGAAATGACTACTCATAGATGGGAAATTAATAATGATGAAACTAATGAGTATCTTAACGAAGGAAACGCTAAGACAAGACATATCTCAGCTGAACTGAATCTTGGTGATGGATCAGAAGCAGAAGATGTTCGTATCATTATGAATGCTTGGCGGCCACGTAATACTGATATTGCAGTATATGCTAAGTTGCAAAATGGTGCAGATGGCGATAACTTTATTGATAAGCATTGGACAAGACTTGCTACATTAACAGGAGGTCAAAGTTTTAGTGATGCAACTTCACCATATGATTATGTTGAGCTAGAATTTGGTTTGCAAGATTATACTGCTAGCTCAGCCGAACTTGATGGTTCATTCACTACTGTACTTGGATCAGCTGTTATTACTGGCGATGCAAGCACTAATGTTGCAGCTGTATCAGCTGATGATGTTATTAGAATATATAGTCCTCTTTTCGAAGATAACTATCAACTCTTTGCTGTTGATTCTGTAAATGCTGTTTCTCAACAAATTACACTATCAAATAATGTTGCCAATAACAATATTGTCGGCGAAGGATTTAAAGTAGCTGTTATGGAAGCTTCACAGGCAGCATTTAAAAATCCTGACAACTATGATATTGCAAGATACTATAATAGTCAAGGTGAAATGTTTGATACGTACAATCGTATGGCAGTTAAGATCGTATTGCTTGCAGATGATAGAAAACTTGTACCTAAAGTCGATGATTATAGAGTTATTGGAGTCACCGCTTAATGAGCGACCTCGATACATTACAATATGAAAAGGCAAGCGAAGGTGTCTTTATAAATAACAATGAGAGAGAACTCGCTCTTTATAAATCGGCGCGCGTCAGGGCATATAGAGAGCGAGAACAATCACAACGCATCGATAAATTAGAAAAAGAATTACAACAAATAAAACAATTGCTGCAAAAACATATCGTTGCGCAGCGAAAAGACTAGGGTAGAATAATGGCATTGCTATCAGGATTTGACGAACTCGATCCAAGTTCGGATACTTTTTCGGATTGGGTTAACAAGACAAACGAGTTGATCTTGTATGTCAGAGGTAGTACTGACAGTGGTCAGACTTCTATCATGACCGCCAATTCATTACCAGGCGGATCACAGACATACGGAAACTCCACACTATTCGGTCAGTTTACATCAAATACGATGGTAATCTTAAACGATGGTGCTTCCGACGGTGACGATAATAGTGTCTTTGCTAATGGTAACTTTGGCGGTTTACGTGGTGGTACATGGGACACTGGTGCGAATACTATCACATCAGATACTCTGTACATTACATCAAATACTAACTTCACATCATACACTGGTCAAGTCAACGTACATTCAACATATGGTGTATACGTAGAAAATAATATTGATGTTGACGGTGATGTCTTCTTTGTTGGTAATAGCGGATCGAATACTGATCCGAAGATGCATTGGGAATCAGATAACAATATTCTCAACTTCAATGATGATGTACAAGCTACATGGGGTACTGGTGATGACCTTAAGGTCTATTATACAGGAACTCGTGGAAATGTAAACACCGATATTCTTGATGTACGCGGCTCGACTAACACAAACATCTTCACAGATGACTTTGAGATGCGTTCTCAAGCCAATAATGAGTTGATGTTAACAGCAAATGTCGCGAACGGTGTCGAGCTTTATTGGGATGGCATCAAGAAAGTATCATCAAATACACATGGTGTTGAAGTATACGGTCAAGTCATTGCTGATAATGGATTTGTTACCTATAACAACCAACCTATCGAAATGGGCGGCGCAAACTATGCAGCAGCCCATAACTTCACCATCGTCACTGATGGCACAGATACAACGATAACAGAAACCTCTAATGATTTGTCAGTTCGCGCAGAGGATAACTTCCGTGTCACTGATGATACAGGTGCAACTAGCCTTATTGTCGCTAATACATCTGGTGAAGTTACACTGTATCACAACAATAATCAGAAGATGCAGACAAATGCTTATGGTGTAGAAATCACTGGCGAAGCAAACACAGATACATTGCGTGTTGGTTCTGATGCAAACTTCGATAACAATACTCTGAATTCCAATAGTGTCCACTGGGATGCCACAGGTGAAATGTGGAATTATCGTGACGATGTTAAAGTCACATTCGGTGATTCAGATGATTTCCAAATCTATCATGATTCAGGAAATAATTCAACTTATATTATCGAAGAAGGTGCTGGTGATCTTCATGTTCAAGCTAATAACATGCAGCTTGAAGACACTAGCGGCCAAGCATACTTTTGCGGTACTGCTGGCTTAGGTGCTTCAGTACACTACAATGGCGATCAGAAACTTATCACTACTAATATTGGTCTCGATATTACCGGTGAAGCTAATACTGATACACTACGCGTACAATCAACTACACTACTTGAAGATGATGTATTCTTTGATGGTACAGTTGCAGATCAGATGCACTGGGATGCATCTCTCGATTTGTTACACCTCAAAGACAATGTCGATCTGTATTTTGGTGATGGCAAAGATTTCCATATATTCCATGATGGCGCTAACACCTATATGACGGAAATGGGTTCTGGCGAACTTCACATTCAAGCGAATAATATGAATATTGAAGATACGTCTGGCCAAACATATTTCTGTGGTACAGCTGGCGCTGGTGCATCTATACATTACAACGGTGATCAAAAACTAATTACACGAAACGACGGTGTAGAAGCAAATGGTATCATGGAATCAGATACATTGCTTGTTACATCAACTGCAAACTTCGAAGCTGACGTTTATATAGATGGATCGACATCTAATAATGAATTGCATTGGCACGCATCATCTAATACACTTCATATGAAGGATGATGTTAAGCTGGCTCTTGGTGATCATAACACATTTGAAATGTATCACGAAGGTGCAAACACATATCTGAAAGAAAATGGATCTGGTGACTTCGTACTACAAGCCAATAATATTCAAATCGAAGACACTAGTGGACAATCATACTTCTGCGGTATTGCAGGGGCTGGTGGTTCTGTTCACTATAATGGCGCTCAAAAGTTAATCACTACTAATATTGGTATCGATGTCACCGGTCAAGTTCTGACCGATACATTACAAGTAGATGGTAATGTCGATCTTGGTTCTGCCAATACTGATACTATCAGCGCTATCGGTGAGTTTGATACCGCATTAATTCCTGCGACTGCAACTGCCAACGTTGGTTCAGATGCATCTCCTTGGGATTGGGGTTACTTCAACGATATTAACGTAGCTAACACTGCGACTATCCTTCAGCTCGAGGTAACTACACTTGAAGCAAATGGTGTAGCATTTACTGGTACTGGTGGTGATGTCACTACTACGGCTGCTACTGTGATTGATAGTTTTGAAGTTGGTACGACACAAGGATTTAAGTACTTTATCCATGGCGAGAATCTAAATAATAATGATTCTGGTTATGCAGTAGAGATTAACATCATTGTGACAGATAATAAAGACATCTACTATACACGTTATGGCGAAGTAGAAAGTGGAATGTCTGATGTAGCTATTACTCCAGCGCTTGCAGCGAATACAACGCACGTTGATCTGAGTGCTACATGCGGTTCAGCATCGGGCACTGACATACATAGATTTAAAGTTCTGAAGATTGAGACGAGAGCATAATGGCTAACGCGATTTACAATAAATATAAGGAAGCTCTACTCAGCGGCGCTGCTAATAGTGACCTTACTACTGAAACAGTCAAAGTATCGTTAATAGACGCTAACACAGAGGTGTTTACCTCTACTGATGAATTTTATGATGATATTACAGATGCTAATAGTGTTATAGCTACAGCAACTTTTGCATCGAAAACGGTAACTAACGGTGTATTTGATGCAGATAATATTACATTTAGTTCAGTCGGCGCTGGTAATTCTGATGGTGATGCAGAAGCTTTATTGATTTGGATTGATACAGGTAATACGGCAACTAGCCGACTTGTTGCTTGGATGGATACAGGAATTAACGGACTACCTACAACACCAGATGGAGACGACATCACAGTTACGTGGAGTTCTTCAGGTATATTCAAACTATAAGAAGAGAAGAAGATGGCTTCAACATCACAAGAATTTGACGCGTTAGACGGACTAGTCATCACAGGCGATTTGAATGTCGGTGGTGGTGCCACCTTTGATACTAACGTCTTAGTTATCGACGCTACAAATAATAGAGTCGGTATCAACAAAACACCAACCGTCGCATTCGATGTCAGTGGTGATGTTAATATCGATGGTGGTACGATCGATGGTCTGACACAATTAAGCGTTGATAGTCTTACTTTAAATGGCGGCAAAATGTCGTCAGCTGGTACATTAGAATTAGAATCAGCGGTAGGAACACACGGAATAGTCTTAGATTCTGGTCT